ATTTGTTATATTAAAAGCCAAAAAGTTTATATTTAGATATAGGAATATATCGATATAAACCTCAACTTTAAAAACAATTTTTTAAAACTTAAAACAAAAAAAGCAATGGACATTTCATTAGCACTAAAGAGATTTAGCTCTTTACAAAACAACACAAAAAAGTCGGATTCAATTTTTAAACCGGCAAACGGAAAATCTCAAATCCGTTTAGTACCTTACAAATTCAATAAGGATAATCCTTTTATCGAATTGTATTTTCACTACAACATTAACAACAAAACTTACTTATCTCCAATGAGTTTTGGTAGACCTGACCCTATCGTAGAGTTTGCAGAAAAACTTAAACGTACAGGCGATACCGATGATTGGAAAGCAGGTAAGAAAATGGAGCCAAAATTAAGAACATTCGCACCTGTAATCGTAAGAGGTAAGGAAAGTGAAGGTGTTAAATTTTGGGGATTTGGAAAGACAGTATATCAAGATATTTTAGGTTACATCGCTGACCCGGATTACGGAGATATTACTGACCCAAAAAATGGTAGAGATATCGTATTAGAAGTAGTATCAGCTGAAGAATCAAATGCAGCTTATCCAACAACAACAATTAGAGTTAAACCAGCTACTTCTAAAATTTTAGAAAACGAAGCTGATGTTCAACAAATGTTGGATTCTCAAAAAGAAATTACTGAATTATATCAGGAGTTATCTTATGATGAATTAAAAGGTGTATTAGAAAATTGGTTAAACCCATCGGCAGGTTCAAATGGTAGTGGTAACCCAATCAATGAAACATTGGAAGCTCCTAAAGCAGCTCCAACACAAAAATCAGTAGATTTGGGTGGTACACAAGAAATTGGTGATTTACCTTGGGAAACTCCGGCTCCAAAAGCAGAAGCTCCTAAAGTAGCAGCACCAAAAGATGATGTAGCATCGGCATTCGATGATTTATTTAACAACTAATTTAAAAAGTTACAATGGCAAAAAGAGAAGAAGATTTAGCAAGTTTACTTGCCGATTCTCTAAACAAACAAAATAAGGATGGTAAGATTGCATACTTCCTGACAGATGAAGGTGGCGAAGCCCCTACAAATGTTAAAGATTGGTTATCTACGGGTAACGCAATGTTGGATGTAGCAATATCAAACCGACCTTATGGTGGATTGCCAGTAGGACGTATTGCAGAGATTACGGGTTTAGAGCAGAGTGGAAAATCTCTGCTCTCCGCCCATCTCCTTGCTGAAACACAACGTAAAGGTGGTGTTGCAGTATTGATTGATACGGAAACGGCAGTTAGTAGAGATTTTTTAGAAGCAATTGGGGTTGATATCTCCAAACTTCTATATGTTTCGGTGGATACTGTTGAGGGTATTTTTGAAGCTTGTGAAACAATTATTGAGCAAGTTCGTAAAGGTGATAAGGATAGATTAGTTACAATCGTAGTCGATTCAGTAGCAGCAGCATCTTCAAAAAAAGAGATGGAAGCTGATTATGATAAAGATGGTTACGCAACTGATAAAGCAATTATCATTTCAAAAGCAATGAGAAAGATTACCAATATGATTGGTAGACAATCAATTGCATTGGTATTCACAAATCAGTTAAGACAGAAGATGAACGCAATGTTTGGTGACCCTTGGACAACATCGGGTGGTAAAGCATTAGCATTCCATGCTTCGGTTAGATTAAGATTAAAGAATATGGGACAACTTAAAGCCGGTGATAAAATCGTAGGTATTAAAGTTCGTTGCCAGGTTATTAAAAATCGTATGGGACCACCATTACGACACGCAGATTTTGATATTTTCTTTGATAGAGGTATTGATAACTACGGAGGATGGTTAGCAGTTATGAAAGATGGTAAAATAGTAAAGCAAGCAGGAGCATGGTATGAATATACCGATATTGATTCTGGTGAGATTATGAAATTTCAATCTAAAGATTTCCCTAAAATGTTAGAGAATGCAGAACTGAAAGACCAAATCTATCGTAGGATTTGCGAATCAACAATTTTACAATACAAAACAGCATCATCGGATGAAGTTGAAATAACAACGGACGAAGGAAATGAGTCAGATTAACAAAAAGTATTTAGATATACTAAAACAAATAGATGAAGAACATAAAGGTTTCGGTGATTTACATCGTAATTCGAAAACTTTAGTTATTGATGGTCTTAATACCTTCATTCGTTCTTGGTCAACCGCACCTAATCTTAATGATAATGGTGACCATATTGGAGGCATAGTCGGTACTTTAAAAAGTATCGGCTTTGCAATCCGTACATTAAACCCTACAAGAGTAGTCGTAGTATTCGATGGTAAGGGGGGTTCACAAAGCAGAAAGGACATATATTCAGGTTACAAATCCGAAAGGGGTAAGAATAAAATCAAAATGAGATTGAATCGTGCCGCTTCCGTTGAAATGAACCCAGAAGAAGAAAGTGCATCGATGAAACGTCAAATGTTTGGATTAGGTGAGTTACTTTCAGCTCTACCCGTTTCTATTATGATTTACGATGGAATTGAAGCTGATGATGTTATTGCATATATCGCTACTCAATTAAAGCAGGAAAATGAAAAGGTTATTATAATGAGCACCGATAAGGACTTTTTACAATTAGTAAACAAAGATGTGAGTGTATATTCTCCATCTAAAAAGAAAGTTTACAATATTGATGAAGTTAAAGAAGAATTTGGTATTCATCCACATAACTTTATTAATTTCAGAATGATTGATGGTGATAAATCTGATAATGTAGAAGGTATTAGTGGTTTAGGATTAAAAACGATTATTAAATCATTTCCAATATTAGCAGAAAAAGAGGTACAAACTACCGAATCTTTATTAGAATATATCAAAGAGCAACCAAAGAAAACGAAAGCACATGATTTATTTGAGAATAATTTGGAAATATTAAAAAGAAATCGTAAATTGATGCAATTATCCGAACCAACGTTTAGTGGTAATCTTCGAATGAAAATTATGGATAGATTTGAAGAACCAACAACAAAGTTCAGTAAGCAAGAATTTTTAAAAATCGGATTGAAAACGCGTATATTGGATTCATTTCCAAATGTTACGGACTGGTTACAATCCACATTTTCTCACATAGCAAAATTTTAAACAAATGGCAGACAGATTAGCAAAACCATTAGGAGATAGAGTTCTTCTAACAGAATTAGACCCGGAGGTTACACAAACAGCAGGTGGTATTATTATTCCCGATTCAGTTCGAAATGAAGATATTAAACGTGCAAAAGTAGAGTCAGTAGGGCCTGGCATTTATACACAATCTGGAACATTAATTCCAATGAGTGTTGAAGTAGGTGATGAAGTAATTCTTCCACCATACCACCAAGGACAAGAAATTAAAGTAGGTGGTAACAAATATATATTATTAAGAGAATCAGAAATCTTAATGATAGTAAAATAATTTTTAAATTAAACATGGACAAAAAGTATGAAGTGTATTAAGTGTATTAGAGTAGCTAAAGGTTACCAAATAGATGAAATCCGTAGAGTAAGCGATATTGATGCGGATGAAAGAGTAAAAGGTGGTTATTGGAAATTTATTCCAAAATCGGAATGGAAATTGGCAACTCGTAAACCAATTAAAACCGACCAAGCCATCGACCAAGCTACCGACCAAGTAGTTGAGTTATCAATCGAAGAAAAAAAATTAGCAAGAAAGAAAAAAAATAAATAATGGAAGCAATAGATACGTTAGTAAAATATGGACAATCGTATCAATCTAAAGTTGTTGCTTCTCTTATAACGGATGTTAAGTTTCTTGAACAGGTAACTGAAATCACTAAACCGGCATTTTTTGAATCACAAGCAAACCAATGGATTGTAGATGAAGTACAAAATTACTTCAACGAATTCCGTGCAGTTCCTACAATGGAAGTGTTCAAAATTAAAGTTGGAAGTATTGAAGATAAAGGTTTAAAACAAACCGTAGTCGAACAATTAAAATCGGTTTATCTACAAATAGATGCCGATGATTTACCTTATGTAAAAAAAGAATATCTTACATTTGCTAAAAATCAGAAAGTTAAAGATGCTCTTCTAAAATCCGTAGATTTACTTAAAGCAGGTAATTACGATAGGATTATAGAAACAATGATGGCAGCATCCAAAGTTGGTGTAGAATCTGATTTGGGTATGGATTACATCGATGAATTTGAACTCATTATGGAAGATGTTAAACGTAATTCGGTATCAACAGGATGGGAAGTTATTGATGAATTAATGGATGGTGGGCTAGGACCAGGTGAATTGGGAGTAGTTATGGCGCCATCTGGTATTGGTAAGAGTTGGTTCTTATCAAAGATAGCATGTTCGGCATTACAAAAAGGTAAAAATGTTTTACATTACTCATTAGAATTATCTGAAAGTTATGTAGGACAAAGATACACTACAATTTTGACTGGAATTCAAACATCCGAACACAAAGAAAGGAAAGATGAAATTATCAGAAAAATTAAAGGTACGCCAGGCAGAGTTCGTATTAAGTACTATCCACCACAGTTCGCATCTTCTAAAACTCTTGCAGCTCATATTGAAAAATTAAAACAAATAGGATTTGCACCGGATTTAATCATCATTGATTACGCTGATTTATTAAAAAGTGGTAGTAGTAGAGATGGGTTATATGCCGAATTAGGTGGAATCTATGAAGAGTTGAGAGGATTAAGTGGGGAGCATAGTATTCCAATTTGGACAGCAACTCAAACTAATAGGGCGGCAATTGAACATGAGGTAATTGGAGCTGATTCAGTTGGTGATTCATATAAGAAAGTACAAACCGCCGATTTTATTATGAGTGTAAGTAGAAAGACCAAAGATAAATTATCAAACACAGGTCGTATTCACATTGTAAAAAATCGATTTGGACCAGATGGTATGACATTTCCGGCAAAGATTGATACATTCCATGGGGTGATGGATGTATTCGCAGCAACATCAGCAGACGGTGTTATCGCTACGAAAGACTCTAAAAACGGAGAGAATTTAGAGAAGAAATTATTACACAAAAAGTATGTTGAAAATATGGGATAATTGTATAAAATTTTCTAAAGAAAAAAGAAAATTTATAAATTCAGAAGATAGTTATACCTACACTTCAAACATAAACAAAATAAAAATATGAGTAAATTATTTACGGATAGAATCGCCTACAAACCATTTGAATACCCAGACTACTATAATGAAGGTTGGTTAAAACAAATGCAGGCATTTTGGTTACATACTGAAATTCCAATGCAAGGGGATGTGAAGGATTGGAATGAAAATTTATCAGAAGAAGAAAAACATTTAGTAGGTAATATTCTTTTAGGATTTGCTCAAACCGAATGTGCCGTATCGGACTATTGGACTGGTATGGTTACAAAATGGTTTCCAAAGCATGAGATTAGACAAATGGCAATGGCATTTGGTTCGCAAGAAACAATCCATTCAGTTGCTTACTCATACTTAAATGAAACATTAGGATTAGATGACTTTGCAGGCTTTATGCATGATGAAGTTATGAAAGAAAGATTTGAATTACTAACAAATACAACTGCAGATTGGACTCCTAAAGATTTGGATACTAATCATCAGGCTAGAGTTGAGGTTGCTCGTTCACTTGCTATCTTTTCGGCATTTGCAGAAGGTGTAGCATTATATTCATCATTCGCTGTATTGTATTCTTTCCAAATGAGAAATCTATTGAAAGGAATCGGACAACAAATGAAATGGAGTGTTAGAGATGAATCACTGCATTCAAAGATGGGTTGCCAGTTATTCAGACACATGTGTGATGAGTTTCCTGAATTGTTAGAAGAAGCTAAAGCTGATATCTACAAAGCAGCATTAATCATTAGAGATTTGGAACACAAATTTATTGATAAAATTTTTGAAATGGGTGATTTGGAGAATCTTAAAAAAGATGACCTAAAAGAATTCATTACAAAAAGAGTTAATGAGAAATTAGCAGAATTAGGTTACAACCCAATACCAGGAGGAGATGATTACTTTGAATTTGATGAGAAGAAAGCATCTGAATTGGATTGGTTCTATCATCTAACAGGAGGAGTTACGCATACCGATTTCTTTGCAATGAGACCAACGGATTATTCAAAAGCAGGAGAGGGCGAAAATTGGGATGATATATTTTAAATTATAAGTTATGAAAAATTACGGAGAAGAATATGGATGGGAAGTAGATGTTGATTTCCCATCGTGGGGAAACAATGAGATATATGTAAAAACTATATCTAAAACATATCTACAAGCTGGCGAAAAACCTAAAGATGCATATTGGAGAGTTGCTACGGCAGTTGCTAAAAGATTGGAAAAACCACAATTAGCAACAAAGTTCTTTGATTACATTTGGAAAGGTTGGCTGTGTTTAGCAACGCCTGTATTATCAAACACAGGTACTGATAGAGGGTTACCAATCTCTTGCTTCGGTATCGATGTGGGTGATAGTGTTTATGAAATTGGCTCAAAGAATTTGGAACTAATGTTGTTAGCAAAGCATGGTGGTGGTGTTGGTATTGGAATCAATATGATACGACCCGCAGGTTCTAAAATCACCGGCAACGGAACAAGTGATGGTATTGTACCATTTGCTAAAATCTACGATTCTACGATACTTGCAACCAATCAGGGTAGTGTTCGTAGAGGAGCAGCATCAGTAAACATTAAAATCGAACATAAGGATTTTGAAGATTTTTTAGAAATCAGAGAACCAAAGGGAGATGTAAATCGCCAATCACTTAATTTACATCAATGTGTTGTAGTTAGTGATAGATTTATGAAGAAAGTTGAAGAAGGTGATGGTGAAGCTAGACGTAAATGGGGTAAGTTACTTCAGAAGCGTAAAGCAACTGGCGAACCATACATTATGTACAAAGGTAATGTAAACAAAGCTAACCCTGAAATGTATAAGAAGAACGGATTGAAAGTACATATGACTAACATTTGTTCTGAAATCGTTTTACATACTGATGAGCAACATTCATTCGTTTGTTGTTTGAGTTCTTTGAACTTAGCAAAATACGATGAGTGGAAAGATACCGATTTAGTTTATACATCTACTATTTTCTTAGATGGTGTATTGGAAGAATTTATCCAAAGAGCTAAGAATATGAAAGGATTTGAGAATTCAGTTCGTTCAGCAGAAAGAGGTAGAGCATTAGGTTTAGGTGTATTGGGATGGCACACTTACTTACAACAAAAAGGATTACCATTCGAAGGATTGCAAGCACAATTTGAAACTCGTAAGATTTTCTCTCAATTAAAGATTGAATCTGAAAGAGCAAGTAGAGATTTGGCAAATGAATATGGCGAACCACTATGGTGTAAAGAAAGTGGATTCAGAAATACTCACTTGAGAGCAGTAGCACCTACGGTATCAAACTCTAAATTGAGTGGAAATGTAAGTAGTGGTATTGAACCTTGGGCAGCTAATGTATTTACCGAACAAACATCAAAAGGAACATTCATCAGAAAGAATCCTGAATTAGAAAGAGTACTTCGTAAAATTGGTAAGAATACCAAAGAAGTATGGGATAAGATTTTAGCAGATGGTGGTTCAGTACAAGATTTGGACTTTTTAGATGATTGGTGTTTTTCGGAAGGTAAATTAGTTGAATGTAAAGAAGTATCAATAGATGAAAGAGCACATAGATGTAGTTCAGTTAAAGATGTATTCAAAACATTTAAAGAAATTAATCAGTTAGATTTAGTAAGACAAGCTGGTGTAAGACAACAATATATTGACCAAGCAGTTTCTCTAAATTTGGCATTTCCTGCAACCGCAGAACCAAAATGGATTAATCAAATTCATATGGAAGCGTGGAAGCAAGGAGTAAAAACTTTATATTATATGAGAACCGAATCAGTTTTACGAGGTGATATCGCTGCAAGAGCAATGGATGAAACCTGTGTAAGTTGTGAAGGATAAACTAAATTAAAATGGCGGATAACCAATCAACAAAATTTAAAGAATTGACTGAAAAGATTAGAGAAGAAAAAACCGAAAAACCAAAAGGACCAATTAAATTCCAATTACAATTAAATGAGGAACAAAAGGAAGCTAAGGAAAAGATATTAAATAACGCCATAACAATATTAAGTGGTAAAGCGGGTAGTGGTAAAACACTCTTAGCTTGCCAAGTAGCATTAGATATGTTATTTAAAAAGACGGTAAATAAAATTATCATAACTCGTCCAACGGTAAGTAAAGAAGAAATTGGATTTTTACCAGGCGATTTAAGAGAAAAAATGGAGCCTTGGATGCAACCGATTTATTCTAATTTTTATCAATTATATAACAAAGAAAAAATTGATAAGATTTTAGAAAGTGGACAAGTAGAAATTGTACCATTGGCATTTATGAGAGGTAGAACATTTTTGGATAGTTTTATTATTGTTGATGAAGCGCAGAATTGTACAAATGACCAAATGGAGATGATTACATCACGTTTAGGATTAAGAAGTAAAATGGTTGTGTGTGGCGATACACAACAAGTTGATTTAAAATATAGAGGAGATAGTGGATTTAAATTCTTATTATCAGCTGCAAAGAAGATTAAAGATATGGATTCACAAACATTATTAACAAATCATAGACATCCGGTTGTAGACGCATTATTGGATGCATATGATGATTTTAAAAACAAAACAAATGGTAACAGTTAAAAAATTTAGTGCAAGTTGGTGCGGACCATGCAGAGCATTAGCACCGGTAATTAATGAAATCAAAGGTCAATTTTCAAATGTAAAATTTGAAGAATATGATGTTGATGAAGCATATGAGGAAGCCACAAAATATGGTATCCGTTCAGTTCCGACTGTAATAATTGTAAAAGAAGGTAAAGAAGTAGAAAGATTTACAGGCGCATCATCAAAAATGGCATATGTAAATGCAATAAATGAATCACTAAAATAAAATAAATTTGTGATTGTCAAAAAAATAGGTTATATTAGACGTATGTTAAGAGGAGAAGCGCATCCAATGCACAAATTGACTGAAGAGCAGATAATGCAAATCAGAGAACTATACAAAGTAGGTCATAGGAATATAAATGTTATTGCTAGGAACTACAAAGTATCTCCTGCAAACATTAAAAAAATAGTTACGAATCAAACATGGACACACATGATAAAGTGGCCGTATGAAAGAACTCAATAAGTTATATTGCGATACATCAAAATTAATCGTAAGGCAAGTAAACAAAAATGTAGCAAAAGATATTATCGTCAATAACCATTATAGTGGGATATGGACGAAAGTATCTTATGCTATTGGTTTGTTTCACGTTTCAAACGATGAGCATAAATTCTTTGGTGGAGTAAACGAAAAACTTATTGGAGTAGCTTGTTATGGTGACCCGGTTGGTAGACATTCCGGTGCATCCATTTCGGAACTATTAGATAGAACGGAGGTTTTAGAACTAACCCGTTTATTTGTATTTGATGGATATGGTACTAATATTGAAAGTTGGTTTGTTGGTAAATCATTTGAATGGTTGAGAGAAAACGCACCACACATCAAAGCATTAGTATCATATTCAGACCCAAAAGCAGGTCATTTAGGAACTGTATATCAAGCAACAAATTGGATATATCAGGGAAATAGAATTAGACCAAATGATAGTTGGAGTTTTAAATGGAAAGAAGATGATGAATGGCATCATAGTAGAACATCATTTGTAAGATATGGTACTAATGACCCAAAGATAATTCAAACAATGGTATCACTACCATTTTGGATTAAAAAAGAACCAAGAAAACATCGTTATGTTTATATACTTTTGAGTGGTAGAGAAAAAAAGAAGTTATTTAAATCTTTAAAATATCCATCACTACCATATCCAAAAGCAAAGGAAGAATTTATTGAAGAAATACATAAATTAGAACCAATTGAAAGAGTTAAATAAGTTATATTGTGATACGAGTAAAGTATCTGTGAGAGAAATCAATAGTAATGTAGCCAAAGAGATTATTGTTAAGAAACACTATACTCACGCATGGACTGCTTGTAGATATGCATTGGGTATATTCTACAAAACTGATAATCAAAATGTAATTGGTGATGATGAAATTCTAATTGGATGTATGGTTTATGGATTTCCCGTAGGAGCAAGAGCATCCACATCGGTATGTGAGGGATTGACCAAAGATAACATTTTAGAATTGACTCGTTTATATTGTGATGATGGATATGGTTC